TCTTGTGCGTAATAATATTCGGCGGTGGCGCCTGCAGACCTGCGCCAACCTGGCAACATCACAATCTCATTGCAAGCACGGATCATGGCGTAACAGATATCCATATACTGCGGTTCGGTTAGGCCGAACGGCAGGCCAGCAGAGTGAAGCACTACTCTGCCAGTTTCCGCTAGCTGCTCGGCCGCTTTAAAGAACGCCTGCTTATTGGCTTCGACATTGCCGCTTATTGGACCAGCGATATAGGTGGTTATCATTAATCATCACCATGCGGGGATTGATTGGCAGTGGCGTTATCTAACGTATGCTCACGCCACGCATATTTACAGCACCGGCATGTTTTTAATAGATGCTCTTTTTTACAAACGATTTGGTAGTCAAATGCCCTTGATACATAGCGAATAAACTCACTCATCTTTCCTTGTTCTTTGCATGTACCTAAATTGATACCATCTTCTATCCACTGAAATTCTATCGAACTGGATCCGCACTTCACGCATTTACACATGAGTCACTACCTCTTGAATGTGGAAAACACCGTCAAGATAAAACCCCTTTACTGTACCTGTGACATCATTACCTTCACACTCATCGTAAACAAACTCCTTTGCCGCAGCAGGGATAAAATTAGAAGGGTATTGACTGACATTATTTTTAATAATGTCTGCACCTAGCCATTGCATAGATACCTCACTTGATCACGGTTAACTTTTTGCCTGACTCGATTGCTTTAAGCACTTCAATTCGCCCTAGCCCACTATTTTGATACTCGTTCCATTCACTATGATGCTGTGGGCAATAGTGCATATCTTTGCCAACTGTTTTCGCGCATTTTCGGCATAGTTTGCGATCGCAAGTTTTATCGTTTCCTACTGGGTAATCACATAGGAACTCTGCTGCAGGGAAGTTATCCCCGCATTCACTGCAGCTATCAATGTGAACATCCTGTATATCGAAGTCGCCACAAATCCAACCGATGCCAACTCCATCAACTCTTATTCTTGAGCAAGCCATTACTCTTTCCCCGCCTGCTCGATTGCATCACGTACTGTTTCAAGGTTTGCGCCTACCACTATCTCAGAGCCGTTATTAAGGTAAATGATGGTGCCAACATTTATGCTAGCGCAGTGAACAAAGTGAGATATTTGACTAACCATCAAATAAACATCGCGCTCTTCGTGACCAAACTCAGGAAGATTGACTAATTTGCCCATTGCTATTATCTCCATCTCTCTGCGCGATTGCGCTTGCGGTCTGATTTATTACGGCGGCTGATGTAGCGAATATCAGCAGGCTCTTTGAGGCAATCTGGCAAAGATATCCCCACAGAAAAACTTACATCGCCATCAACATCTATTCGGCGATCTTGCTCTACCGTCACCACTGTATTGTTTAGTGACAACTGCATTAATGCCCTTCCAAGCATCGACTTTCCTACACCATCACCACCAATCAAAACGACTGTCTTAGTCATTAAATATCTTCCTCTTTTGAAGATGCATAAATTGCCTTGCAAGCCACAACCAGCAAGGCTTTAAGCTGTTTTGCTAATATTTTCCATCTTGAAACTGTCTTGACTTAATCGCTCTGCAAATAGGTGATGTATCGACAGCAAATGCTTATGCCATAGCTCGATAGCCTCACGCTTTTGATCAGCTAAATAGGTGTGAATATAGGCTTGGTCTAGCTTGGTCATGGAGTGGTTTAGCATCTGTTCAGCCACCATGTAATCGATACCCAAATCAGCCCAACATGAGCGAGCCAACTTGCGTAAATCATGGGCCGTCCATTCACTACCACTCACCTGTTTAACCAAGCTATTAGCACCACGTTCATCTAAGCCAGTGTTACGACATGGGTGCGGAAATAGGTACCCGCCTCGATAACCTGCAGCAGCTTGCATTGACTTATGCCAGCGCAATACATCGGCCATCAGTCCAGAGATAGGGATAGTCAGTTGAGCTTGGGTTTTGGTGATATTGGCGGGGATCACCAACTTGGCGTTAGGTTCATCGTAATAACTCCACTTAAGCAAGCGGGTTTCACCAATGCGGGTACCGTAGGCCAGCATAATAAACACCAACAACGCAGCACTATCACTGGCAGTATCAAGGTCACTCAGCAGCTTAGGTAAATCCGTGGCCTGTAATTGAGGTGGTTTGGTGGCGATTGGTGTAGCAATAAAATCCGTAAAACTTAACGATGCCAACGGATCATCAGTAATCAACTTAAGCACAGTCGCTTGCTTAAATGCCTTGCGCAACACGGCGTAATACTGGCGAACACTGCCAATAGAATAACGCGCCTGCAGCGGCCAAATTAATAGCTCATCGACCTTATGATGATTGAGATCACTCAGCATCACCTCACCCAGCACAGGCAATAAATGCTTAACGATGGTGCATTTGATATTACGGCGGCGTTTAATCGATAAGCTGGTGTCTGATTGTGACCGGGTTAAATACCAATTTAGCAAGCCACCACAACTTAACCAGGTATTCACCTTCACGCTTTGATCTTGCCGATGCTGAATGCTCAAGGTGGGCAAATCATCGATGATCGCCTTAGCACTCACCAGCGGCCAGTTAGCCACCTTTGACCAATTCGCCTTGCCCTCTTTATTGGTGACTAAATACCAACTGCCACGACTGCGCGAACTCCCAAGGCGCAATCGTAGCGGATAACGTGGGTCCCTAATCTCGGTAATCGATTCATCGGCAACAGCCCGTTTAATGGCGGCATCACTTAAGGCAATACAGGCAATGGCCATCAGTCGCACCTCAGGTTAGTTCGGCAGTCTGCGTAAAAATATTCAACCGATATCGCCTCTTTATCAGCAGTTGACAACCCCACCTTAAACAGTGCTGCAGTCAGTTTTTCAATCAACTCAAACTCAGCCAATATCAAAGCTTGCTGCAACTTAATCAGCTCGCCATTAGCCGCTAAATCCACGCCAGAACCGCCGCATTTATCGCACGGGTACAGCTCGAACATCGGCTTAACTTTGCCAACACCACGGCAGGCATTGCACTTAGGCAACGCATTAATCTGCTGATGAATGGCGTTTTTAGCACTCACCAAAGCCTTGTATTCAGGCGTAGATAACGCCTGCTGTTTACAGTGCAAATCAAACCGTTCATTAATCGATGACTGCGTTGCCAGCGCTGACATTAAGCGCTTATTTATCCGCTCTAACGGCTCAATTCGGTGATAATCGGCATTACCAATGGGCAGGTGGCCATCGAGTTCATTACTGATCACCCTTACCGCCGCTTCAACGCCACAGGCCAGATCAACCGAGCCCATCGACTCGAGTTGATCTGCCTCCGCTTTAAGGCGTTTAACTAAATCGCTTACCGTTTCAATCATCAACCCGCTAGCCCCATTTCTTCGCCAACCATCCGCAGCAATTTTTTAGCAAAGCGTGCGGCGTCATGTTCGTGCTGATGCAGTGCATCTACGCCATCCATATACTTGTCGTAAAAATGCTGGCTAAATTGCTCTGTCGTGATCTTGGCGCCACTCAAATCACAAAACGATTTAGTCAGCTGCTCAACGGTGTTCAACATCTTTCCGGTACCGCTGCAGTGCTTGCACTCGCCATTGCGGTGATAGTTGAGTTTTGTTCCCTTACACTTAGGGCAAACGCGGGTACCGCACACTTCATTTACGGCAAGCTTTGCTAAGGCCGAAGCGGCAACTGGCCTAAAATCCACTTCATACTGCTTACATAGCGCTTTAACGAGTACATCCTCAGCATCTACATCGCCGCAAATGGTCGCCTCTAACACTTTCACCCCAACGGGGTACTTACCCTGTACCTGTGCAACAACACCCATAGCATCCTCCTTACTAAAAACCCCTTTACCCCCAGCCGCACCAATCGATAACCCGCGTGGAGATAGCAGCTCAAACAAGCGCTTAATTGAAATCATTTATCTGCCATCTCCTTGGTGGTTAGCTGCAGCACGGGCTGCGGAATGAATAATGCTTAGTGCCATGCTTGATACACGGCTTTCGGCCGACTCAAGCGGATCTTGGCGCGATACAGTGCTCGTTGGCTTACGTTCTGGATGCTTGCGCAGCAATCCACGGGCACTTAGCGCATCGCCTAAGGTTTGGTTGCCAACCTTGGCTTGGCGTGAAGCCGCAAAAATCGTGGCGCCAGCGACATACAAGTCGATCGCCTGTTCCAAGTTAGCAGCGCTCTTTTCTGCCGTTTTACGCAGTAAATCGCGCTCTCTTAATACTTTTGATAATGCCGTCTTGCATACGCCAGTTTTAGCAGCAGCGTTAAAAACAGATAAGTTTTCATCAACATAAAGCTTGATGGCTTTTTCAAATTTCTCGCTGAGCTTTTTAGGCTCCTTGCGCAATAACCCGCGGTCCTTTAACTCTTTTGTGAGTTTTTTACGGCACACAGGCGCAGCGGCAGAACTCTCTAAAAGCGTCATATTTTGGTTTACATACAGCTCAACACCACGCGCCAAGCGCTCAGCAAATGGGGCTTTTAACGGCATAATTCCCCCTTACCAAACAAGGCGATCAGCGCAGCATCACGAGTATCGGCATTGCTGCGGCCAGTCCAGCCAGTGATCTTGTTAAAATACACACTGCTATCCTTGGCCTGTTTAACAGGGCCACGCAGCGGTTTAACTAAGGTGACGGTAATCCCTTTGTCCTCGAGTACTTCTTTAATCAATCTGGCTGTGGCTTTAACCTTGCCCAAGTCCTCAGCCTTGCTCATATTGATTTTAAATTCGCTACCGCCTTGGCTTGGGGCATGCCCAACGTACGCAAGTAATGGGTTTTGGCCTTTGGCAGTCCGCTTTAACTTGCTGGCGTACACTGGCTTCTTGTTATCCACATCCTCAAGCAGCACAACGCAAGGCGAACTCGCAGCACTGCAAAGGACAAACTCAATCAACTCACTAAAACCCATACTCTTAAGCAGCTGTATCTTGCCGTCCACCACAGTGGCCACACCGCTTTTAGTCAAATCAGGATCAATACCAATAATTAGCTTCATGCTGCCTCCGCATTACCAGCGCAATACTTAGCAAACGCATCAGCATAAAAATCAGCATCTTGTTCGATGCCAATGTAATTACGCCCAGAGTTCATGCTGGCTATTCCGCTTGAGCAACTACCAAAGCAAAAATCAAGGACCGTCTCTCCATGATTGCTATATGTGTTGATAATCCATTCGCACAGCGCTACTGGTTTACGAGTAGGGTTAATTCTTTCGCCCTTCCTTTTTTGCTTATCTGATGAGAAAAACTGAACAGAACGTGGGTAACGGCTAGTGCTGTCGTAAACAGCCCCTTTTGAGCCTTCTCCATAGCACTCACTGCCTGTTTTCTTTCTTGATGCTGTTTTTCTTGGATGACCATGCGTCATTTGTGGGTTGTAAGTGCCAACTCCATTACAAAAAATAAGCACATGCTCATGAGCTCTCATTAGTTGCTTTTTGGCATTGTAAAAACCTGTCGCATTACCTTTTTCCCAAACTATTTCTTCTTTAAACCAAGGTAAGTTTGAGCATGTTAAAACCGAGGTGAATGGCTGTGCTGCATGCATTGCAATAACACCATTAGGCTTAATAATTCGTTTAAGCTGCTCCCACATTGGAATTAGAGGAATAACTTCATCCCATGCGCAGCGAGTCGTTCCGTAAGGAACATCTGCATAAATCAAATCAATGCTGTTATCAGGTATGCCTTTCATCAGCTCGAGGCAATCTCCATGTAGTAATTTAAAGTCCATACTGCTAAACCCCTCTAAACCGCTTTGACTGTCTCACTAAAAACTGATTGGCTTGTTTACGTCCAAGGCGCCCACCAATGGCAAATAAACGCTCATACTCGATTGATACGGAATGTTTAAACTCCGCTGGGATAACCGACATATGCTTTACAATCTTCTCCATGTCAGACTCACCACCGCGGCAATGCCATATTTGCGGTAGTTCGCGCTCACGCATAAAGCCTTGGGCCCGTAACTCAGCTGCAGTCACCGCTTTAGGTACAAATAACTCAGCATCGTTAACCGCCTCTTGCGCAACAGGCATCGCCACTGCATCGCTCACCAAAGCAGAATAAAAATCTGGCGCATCTTCTGGTAAGTTTTTAATTGCCAGAGCCATTGGCAGTCCTTAGCCCAAACTTTTGGCGCAAATCAGCAATAATCGAGCAAGCCTTTTGGCTTTCAACGGGCTTGTTTACTGGGGCGGCAAGCGCCTTAGGGATGCAGGCATCAAAGCTTTCACCCTTCACTGCACGGCGGCACATCACTTCATAATTGCGTTTAAATAACGGCCATGTTTGCTGTTCAGTGCGGTTTTGCAGCTCATACCAACCAGTTTCACGACCAGCTGCAAACACAGCACCATGGCTCCACTTGTGCTCACTCGGCCAGCGGCCATGGGCGCAACACTCACGGTAAGCCTGTTCAGCGCTTGGTAAGCCAAGCTGCTCAGGTGTAGGCGTGCACATCGCCACAAACTCAGCAGGATTAACACTCCAAGGCGCAGTTGCAGCACGTTGTTTAAACGCCTCAATGCCAATCATCACCTCATTCACGCTCAAGCCAGCCTCACCGATTTGCTTAACAAACTCCTGCACTACGCTGCCAAGCTCAGCGCCAAAGCGATTGCTAAAATCACGGCTGTACAGGTTCATAGTCGGCATCAATTGTGTTGCCACCACAGTGGTGATCTGCTGAATGCTCGAGCTGCTCTGCCATTTCCCGCAGTTCGCGGAATACTCGTGCTGTTGGGTTCTCATAGCGTTGATTGTTTGCGGCAGAATCGTTTGCAGTGGTTTCATGTGATGATCTCGCTAGCAGTTTGGCGTTTAGTTTGTCCCATTGTTTACGCAGGGTTTTTGGGCATAACACATTGCTCGCCCAAAACGAGTCGGTATTGGCAAACTTAAACAGCTTGCAGATTTCGTGGTGAGTGCGGTGGTCTTGCGTGCGCATCAAGCGCACTTGGTTAGCCCAGTCAGGCCAGTTCGGTTTTTTAGCAGTAGGGTTAACAATCAGCACTTTGTTGAAGATGTACTCAGCACAAGTTAAATCGTCTTGAGTGCCCCAAAGCTTGCCGTTAGGAGTTTGAATCGCAGCATCGGGTTTTATCTGTGTGTCGGCCATTGCGACAGCAATGTTCGACGAAGAGATCTTTTGTATTTCTTTTGTATTAATGTCTTTCTTTTGTGGGGGTCTATCTAGACAGGTTTTACTGTCAGAATAGACAGTCTCACTGTCAGAACAGACAGTTTTTACTGTCAGAATAGACAGTGTATTTTTACTGTCAGAATTGACAGTTTTTGCCTTTGCTGGTTTATCAGTCCAAGAAGAAACTGTCGGGTTAACCCCAATTTTCTTGCCATCTTTTATCAGCACATTGCGCTTTAATAAGCCGCCAATCACCCGCGATACGTTGTCAGTATCGATATCCGTCATTTCTTCTATTTGACTGTAAGATACCCAATCAGTGGCCTTGCCATAGCCATAGGTTCTACGGATAACCGCAAATACCACCCGACTCTCACGATCGCTTAATTTAGTGCGGCACAGGGCGTCCACCAGCGTATTGGAGAGTCGTAAATAACCATCATCCAAATCTGCTTTCACCACCCCACCCCGCGTTTGCTGTTTGTGCTCAGCAACGGGCCGTAACGGCACCACATTACTGCCACCAGCGCCATGATTGACGCTATCAATTGATTCCAGTACCATTGTTTTTGCCTCACTTGGTATTAAGCCCACAGCCGCCACAGCTCTAGTGGGCTTTCTTATTTCAAACGTACTGCACTACCCGAAAACTGATACCCAGCATCCAACACCCGCGCCGCAATACCCTCAGCGCTGGTCGTCGGTGACGTGCGGATCACGTTAGCTAGCAAGGCAATATCTTGATTGCGCTCAATGCGAGCGAACTCGGCATCTTCTTCAGGTGTGTAAGGGATATCTGCGTACTTGCCGCTAAGATGGTTGCAGACCTCATTTAACGCCTCAAAATTTGGGAATTCGGCTTTCTGATTTGTGCGCTTATCAGTTAACTGATTTGCTTTAGCCATCACACTCTCCCATTCGCCTTTAACCGCTCATAGTCATGGCGGCAGTCGGCGTCACAAAAATGTTGATTAGTTGAAACAGTTGCCTTGCAGTAATGGCACTGACCAGTAAAAGGCAGCGTAGGTTGGCGAACAGTTAAAGCAGCCTTGATATGCGCTTCATGCTCGATTGCGGCATCATCAATAACATCACTCATTGACTAAGCCGCCCTTCTTGAATTCATTGATTGGTAATGGATCGCTAACCTTGGTTGTATTAACTAAGTTCCTGCTTAAGCTCTGTTCGGTATGAAGTTCCCGCACTTGGCTACTCACTACCGCTTTAAGCGACAATACTTCGCGCACTGTATTGGTCAGCTCGCGGCCGATACGTTCAAACTCATCAGGGGTGATCACCCCATCAGCGCGGGAGTCGCGGATCTCGGCCAGCGCAATGCCCATTTGCTCGCTAATCAGCAGTAGCTGATCGCTTAGCTCTTCATCGCAGTTAACCGACTCAGGCAGTTTGACAAACACCCCGCCGCGGCTATGGCACCACGCCGACAAAATGCGGTCATCGTCGGCCAGCTCAGTCAAATGAATCGCATCACGTAAATACAAGTGATTACTGTCGTTCTCAGGGTTTAATTTGTTGTACATCACCCCAGGCTGTTGGAATAAATCCTTCGCCAGCTTATCCACCCCGTAATCATGCCCAAGCGCATGGGCGGCATAGAGTGGATCGGTACATAAAAGTGACTCGCGCTTTAATGTGTGTTTAGTCATATGGTTAGATATCCTTGTCATTAACAAGAGCAACAAGAGCAGTTAAGCAACCCGAGGTGACGACGTAGACTCAATGGCTTTATCAGCATGAACCTTCAACTCACCGCCCGTTAAGCGCTCAAGCTGAAACGCACGAAGCTCAGGAACCTCTTCGCCCCACTGAGAAATTGATGAGTGAGTAATCCCTAGTTGCTTCGCCAAATTGGATTTGGTTTTGAAGTAAGCTACTGCGTCAGATGTTTTCATTTTCACCCCTAAAGTTAGTTTTCTAACATTATCAACAAAAGGATTCTAATGTCAAACGAATGTAAGATAACTAACAATAAAGATTTTGCAGATGAGACTGTTGTTATGAGTTATCAAACAGAACAGATTGGCGTGAGGATTCGACGCCGAAGAAAAGAGCTAAAACTCACACAAAAAAATATTGCAGATTCCCTGCAAATCACACCAAGCTCAATTACACAATGGGAACAAGGCATATCTGCACCATCAGGTAAAAATCTGATTAATTTAGGTAAGGTTCTCGACTGTGATCCTGAGTGGATACTTAGTGGTGAAGCAGAAAAGATTGAGGTGCGCGAATCAAATGCAGAGTGGCATGCAGGCTTTGAGCTATGGGATGGCGATACACCATTAAGGGATGATGAAGTGGCACTACCGTTTTACCGTGAAGTCGAATTAGCAGCAGGCAGCGGATCAACATTTGTGCAAGAGAACGGCGGCTGCAAACTGCGCTTTGCGAAATCCACCCTTAAAAAGAGCCGAGTCGAACCACACCACGCGGCCTGTGTGACAGTCAGCGGCAATAGCATGCTGCCAGTGCTGCGCCACGGAACTACCGTTGGTATTGATACCAGTAAAAAATCGATTATCGATGGTGAGATGTACGCAATTGATCACGATGGCATGCTGCGAGTCAAAATGCTCTATCGCACCCCAGGCGGCGGCATTCGCATTAAAAGCTATAACAACGATGAATTCCCTGATGAATTTATCTCACCTGAAAAAGCCGCAGACATTAAAATTATCGGCTGGGTGTTCTGGTGGTCAGTGCTAAATGTTTGGAATAATTAGAATTAGTAAAAGGATTTTGTATGAGACTTATCACTGCCTCAATATTAATAGCCATGCTAACTGGCTGTGCCACCTCGGAAGTTTCGTTCAAAAATGCCAAGCAAGTTCCTGATGATCGCTTGTTCATTAAAAGTAATGTTGCTGGCGATTCAATCATCACGATTATCAGAGATAGTGGCTTCTTAGGCAGTGGTTGCAACATTAATTTTTTTATTAATGAAGAATTAGCGGCAACTTTAGATGTATCTGAAAAGGCTACATTCCATGTCAAGGAAGGCGAAATGTTTCTTGGTTTACAACCATCTGGAAACGGCTTATGCATCAGCGGCAGTATCAGACAATTAGAAACATCGATAAAAAAAGGCCAACATAAAATTTATAGAGTTGCTCTTGAGCAATCTGGCAGCATGGCAATATTACCTAGCGGAATTTATAAAGACTAAAGGAATAGTAGAATGGATAAGGAAACCGCAGAGTTTTTAGCAAAACACCCCTATATACCTACCAAATTTATTGCATTAGATGCCGAAACCACAGGGCTTGAGGCAGAAACGGACAAGATAATCGAGATTGCCGCAATTAAATTTGATCTGCTATCTAACGATCACCCTGTATTTGAGTCATTGATTAACCCTGCGCTAAAGCTGCCGCGCAAAATAACCAATATCACAGGCATCACCAACAAGATGCTGGTAGACCAACCGCCCTTTGCAGAACTGGCACATGACTTAAAAGCGTTTATCGGCGATCTACCGATAGTGGCCTACAACGCCAAATTTGATAAAGGCTTTTTAGATGCTGAGTTCGCTAATGTTGGCATAGTGATCAATAACCACTACCACTGTGCATTAAATCTGGCAAAGGCGGCATTCAACTTACCAAACTACAAGTTAGCTACAGTAGCCCAGCACTGCAATATCCAACTTGATGAAGCGCACAGAGCTAAAGCTGATGCGATTGCCGCAGGCCGAGTGTTTATGTGTGCAGCAGTAACCCTTGGGCACATTAACGAAATAAAAACTAAGTCGGCATTTGGCAAACCCAAAGGCGCAGATCACAAAGCCTACCCGCCTAATGAAGATGGCGAACTATACGGCCAAACTATCGTTTTTACTGGCGAGCTATCCATTACCAGAGCAGAAGCCTTTGAAGCCGCTGCAGAACTCGGGCTTCAAATTAAAACAGGCGTATCTAAAAAAACCGATTACTTAGTCGTTGGCGAGCAGGACGAAAACCTAGTTGGTCCAAGTGGCATATCCAGCAAGCAGCTAAAGGCACAAGATCTAATTGAAGAAGGCTTTGATATTCAGATTTTAGATGAAGATGAATTTATGGCGATAATTGAATGACTATTGAAATAAATCAAATTATTAGGCGCTTGGAGCAAGGCGCTACGCTACCCTATATATGCGGATGTAGTGATGGAGCAAGATATGTTGTTAAGGGGGCAAACACAACTCGAAAGCAACTTGCCATCGAGCTACTTTGTGCATTTTTATGTAATGCATTTGGTTTACCAATACCTGAATTCGCACCTATTCGCATTCCCCAAGCGATAAGAGACAGCGGTGCTTACCCAGATCTTGATATCGAATGGTGTTTTGGTTCAAAACTTGTTGAAAATCTAACAGAAATGTTATTCAGTCAAGTTGCAAATATTGATAAGCAAACCATGCTAGATTTATATATATTTGATTATTGGGTAAAAAATTCAGATAGGTGCCTCACTAAACTTGGTGGTAACCCCAATGCTTTTTACGATTTAAACCAATCTTCGATTGTTGTATTCGATCATAACTTAGCATTTGATGCTGATTTCTCAATAGAAAACCATAAAGCATTGCATTTGGCATCAACTGTCTGGAATTGCCATCAAATGAGGATAGATGATCAAATTGTTTATAGTGATAGATTCGACGCAGTTATGGCTAATTGGCAACAATTTTCAGATGCAATTCCGCTAGATTGGTTCGATAATGAAGCGGCTAAAACTAGCTTCCTTGAAGCTATCAAGGTAACATTGCTTTCCTATAAAGACATTCAATTTTGGGAGGGAATAAAGTGACTGTACTTTGCCACTACGCCATCATTCGCTTTATGCCGTTCCTTGAAACGGAAGAGTTTGCCAACGTAGGGGTGCTGCTTTTTGCACCTCAAACGGGGTATTCATCTTTTAGGCTTGCCCCGAAGCGTTTCGCCAGAGTAACTGATTTCTTTGATGATCTAGATGGAAACATCTATCAAAGAGGTCTGAATATATTTCAAACAGAGCTACAGCGAGTGACAGAAGAAAATAGGTGTTTAACTGGTAAAATCCTGTTAAACACTTTTCAAGAAGTTACCCGGCTACGTGAAGGTGTTTTTCGATTTGGCAACATGTCAGCAATTCTTGCTGAAGACCCTGCGAAAAAGCTTGATGAACTTTATGACTATTTCGTTGGTCGTGACTTTGTTACCAAAGAGTATCGCGAGCAAGTCATGGTTAGAAGTTTACGAGGTGGATTACGCAAACATGTCAGTGAAATGCATTTTGTCCAAAAAGAGCTAGCTGGTGAACTTAGCACTGCTATCACAATGCCACTGGTCGCAACTTTAGGAAATTACCTGAAAGTAATAAAACCTCTAGCGTTTAACCATGTTAAGCCAATGAGCTTGCTTGAACATGGAGAAAAGTGGATAGGAAGAGCCAAACGACTACTAAATAATGAAACAGTACAACCACAGAACATGTTGTTTACTGTAGAAAAGCCTTCAAATTGTAAAAATGACCTTCAAGCAGCCTACTTAGAGGTTGAACGAGAAATGCTTAATCTTGGAGTTAATGTACTTCCATTTGCTGATAAACCATCGATTTATCAATTTGCAAAACAGCTACAAATACCAGAAGAAAAGCCTTTCCAATTAACCTAGTCCAAAGTTAACTTAAATAACATAAACCCGCGAAAGCGGGTTTTATGCTTAACCAAACAACAATAATCTATGGTTCTTGCGTGCCATTACCACCACCTGACTGGATCGGACGCTTAGTGGTTGCGATATCTTCGGCATAAATCCCAGCGCTGATAATTGCGCCACCAATGCGGCGTTTACCGTAACCAATGCCGACAGGATTACCCGCTGCCGTGGTGTTAACTGCGCCACCAAAGGCATAGCTTGGCGCGTTCTCCGCCGCTTCTCTTCCCTTTAAGCCTTTGGCTTGTGGCGATAGCATTTGCACTACGCCGCCAGCAACCATGGCAACACCAGTATTTAACAAATATGGATTTTGTAACCAAACCCCAACAACAACCAAAACTGCCCCCAATATTGTTTGTAACACACCTCCGCGCTTACTTCCTGCTATTACAGGCACAACTCTGATCTCGCGAGTACCGGCTATATTAAATTCATCTTCGCCTACGTTGCGGCCATTACGAAAAATCGCATAGCGCAAGCCAAGCTTTGCTTACTCCTTAATAAACCCTTCAAAACCTTGCAACGTGTTTTTAAGGGCGCTAAAAGCTTCAGTCGTCGTGCCAGTATCTAAAAAGCGTTTATGTTCACGGCCAAACTTTGTTGCCAGCGAACCTGACAACTTTATAGTCGTACATTTATTTTTATCCACGTACACATCCTCCAATAGCCAACCTAATGGCATCTAAAACCAAACAGTCATTGC